AAAGCTTAAATGCCGTGCCGCAATTATGCATATAGATAAAAAGAGAGGACCGCCTCATGCGAGACGGTCCTCATTGGCTGATTGGCTGTGTGGTTATGCAAGCGGGTCAGTCTGAGCTGCGGGATATGCGTTAGCAGGTTCTCCGGCTTGAGTGGCAAGATATGCGTCGAGCTCTGCCTTGGCTTCTTCAAGCTGTTTCTTTTTAGCTTCCAGCTCTTCCTGAGCTTTCTGCAGCTTCTCTTCTGCCTTCTTCACATTCTCCTCGCAGCGAATTACGCGGTCCTGAGGAGTAAGCGGAGTGCGGGTTGCTGTTGCCTCACGGCGCTCCAGATACTTGGCATTGAGCTGCGCACCTTCTTCATCGAACTCTTCGGCAATCTTAATACCCTCGGTTTTCACAACCTTGTGCATAGTCTTCGTTGCAAGTGGATTGCCTTCGATAGGAGCCGGAACTGAAATGCGGTAGAGCAAGCACTGAGCTCGTCTGTCAGGCACGATTGCCACGATACGGCCAACTATCATTTCAATGTGCTCTTCACCGTTTTCGTCTGTAGTGCGGTATTTCTCAAATTCTACCGTTTTACCTACATTGCCGATAACTTCGTTAACCTCTTCGGCAATTGCTTCCGGTGTCCATTCAATTTTGTCTGCCGGGTCTTTTGCTTTGCGAGCACGGGCTTTTTTCTCCGGCTCAACAACTTCGTCCAGAATGCGAACGAGATTGCTGTCGTGTACCTTAATAATGCGGCGTCCGTCGTCTGTCTTGATTGCGTAAAGTACCTTATTGCTGCGCTTCTCTTCAATCACTCCAGCGATATAGCCGTCAACCCATTCTGCGGTGTTGAAAGGAACTGCCTGACAACGATGGTTAACGTTCTTCTTCAGCTCTTCGGCCAGTGCATGACGGTCCTCATCGGTCATCTTTGGCTTTTTCTCCTGAGTTGCCTTGCTGCCATTGTAAAGCAGGTTGAGTCCGCCATTCTCTTCAGCTGCCTTGATAGCTGCTTCTTCCTCAGGGCTGAGCTGAGTTTCTTCTTCACTTGCAGGAGTCTCTTCTGCGGTTGCCTCAGGAGCTGCAGGAGCAGCGGGGGCCTGAGCCTGTTCACGAGCTGCAAGTACGGCTTCGATAGCCTTCTTGTCTTCATCACTTGCTGTTGCCAAAAGAGCGTTCAGCTTCTTCGTTGTCATCTGCGAAAATTTCTTTGTTGCCATAATACTGTAATTTTTGAGTTGTTATTAAAATGTTATTGTTTGATTTGCAAATATACTATGTTTTTTTTGAATTATTGAGCCGCTTTGGGAACTTTTTTCAAGTTTTATGTTAAAAAATATCAATTGAGTTTCTTAAACGGCCCTAATAGCCCGAGAGTACTTATATTATATCCCTCCTTGCCAAAAAATCTGAGTGCCATATTAGCCAATTTCGTTGTCCCTAAGGCATCCGAAGACACTACTATGATAGCTACATGGCCCTCATCGTTGGACACGATAGCGTTATCCGAAATAGCTTCTATGAAGTTCTCCATACTGTCCAAATTCTCTCGAGTGGCCTCAACTTCAAGCCTATAAGCCGTTACAAACATTTCATTTCTTGCCATGTTATTTAGCTTTTACGGTTTTGTAGCTCTTGCTTACCTCTACGCTGAACACACCATGCCAAAGAGCAAATCGGATTGCTGTTTCTGAGTTGTCTTGTTCAACTGCAATTGTCGGTGTCAAAAACAATGTTTCTGACTTGGTTGCTGAAAATTTCATTGTTACCATATTGCTGTAAATTTTAGTTGTTTTGGCTATCGCCATATCTTTTTAAGTATATGCAAATATACTACTTTTATTTTAATCTGATTACTGCTTTAAGAACTTTTTTCGTTAAATAATGTTGGTTATTTTACGTTCATTCTTGCTGCATACTCATCAATTTGTTCTCTTGTAAGCCACTCAGGTTTAACCGGCAACAAATCGTAAAGCTCTCGCATTTTATCGATTTGTTTCTGCTCATCATGGGCCCAAAGACAATGCTGAGCGTTTCGGCCTGTTTTGTTGCTCCTTGGAGCGACACAGATTGAAATTCCTTTGTAGTGAAGTAACCGCCATTCTTCAATTGCGGATTGCCACGCCAGAATGTAGCAACGTAAGTTCTCTTGCTGTCATAATTCTCCTGTTTTAATTATTTAACTGCTTCTAATACAAGATGAGCAATTGTTTTCTCATCATACCCAGCTTCTCTGAGTTGCTGCTCGTATTCTATGAGCCAGCCGAATGTACTTTCGTCCATAATATCACTGTTTATTAATAATTCTCTTGTGCATCTTCACAATCAGCCAAAAGCTGTTCTCTTGTTCATAATTTTACTGTTTTTAGGGTTTATTATTGTGCCCAGCAGTGGAGTCGAACCACTGTGCCACAGTTCCGCGGCTCTCCCGGTCTGGACTTCTCCGGCATCAACGGATATTTACACCATTTTCGTCCACGGTTATTGTTTCGAGCAGCATTGCCTCTCCCGGTATTTCTCTCGTTTCGACAATTTTCTTGCCGTCCTCCTCCCGTTCGATTGTTTCCTTTTTCGGCTTGTTTTCCTTATAAATGCAGTACGTATGGCCGTAATAACCGCTCAGGTCATTTCTCTTGTCGGCCTCTTTCAGGCATTCCAAAATATTTTTTTCGGCATAATAATGGCATTCGCTGGCAAACATTCTCTCGCCGGTTATAGCACATCTGTCAATACGGATTTCTCCCGCGTTAATTTTCTCGTTGTCCAGAACTGTCAGGACGAAACGATAATTTCTGTTAATTTTCATCGCTGTAAATTTTTGTTAATAATTCTCTTGTTCCCAGCAGTGGAGTTGAGCCACTGATGCCATTACGGCCATTCTCCCGCCTGGGTTATTTTCCTATCGGCAATATTTATCGCGGTATTTATAATTTCGTCTAATTCCTGTTCTGTTATTTCCGTTTTATTTTCGATATACAAATATACCAATTTTATTTTAACCGGAAAAATTTATTTGGTTAATAAATATTGGATATTTGTTAATAACCATTAAATAAATTATTATATATATCCGTTTTATTTTCGATATACAAATATACCAATTCTATTTTAACCGGAAAAATTTATATATTAAAAAAGTGTTAAGAAACCTGGATATAAATATTAAAAAATATCGGTTATATAACCTGTAAAATAAATAACATATAAAAATTTTATGAGTTAAACCGTATTAAGTTTCCTGGTTGTTTCATTAATAAATTAAAATAATAATTTTATACCTGTCAGTTAATAAAATAATTGGAACCTGAAAATATATTTAGTTATGAAGTGTTAAATTTTCATTAAACCTTGCTAGAGGAGAGGCTATGAGCCTGTAAATGGTTTGGAACCTGAAAGTTATTTTAGCTAAGAGTTGTTAACAGGCTAAAGCCTTAATGCTTCTTAACGAATTAAACCATAATTAACGAATTAGGCTGTCAGACTTAACGCTTTTTAACCAAATAAATTTTATATTTCGAGAATTTAGGCCCTGCCGCAGAGCCTGGGTGCCCCTTATATATAGTATATAGAGCCATGTCCATAGGCAGAAAAATTTTTTGGCTTCAAATCATTCTCGCAAATTGCCGCCAAATCAAAATTCGCAAAGGCCATCATTCAGGCATTCTCGCAAAAAGGCTGTAAACAAGAGAAACAAGAGAAACAATCAATTGTTTCTTGATAAGTGATTGATTTTCAATGAGTTAGATATATTATAAACAAATAAACAAAGAAATTACTAAAAAATAGAATGAGTTGTAATATAGAATTTATATTTATTATACTTATAAACCAAAATATAATTATTACATATTAAATGCACCGTATAATCTTTACGAACATGCTTTGTTTCGTTTATTTCGAAATGCGAGAATGCCTAACTAATTGATTTTCAATGCCTTTTTGAGAAACAAAAAACTTTGCATTGTTTCTTGAAAAATTTTTTTCTATAAATTTTCTGTGCGAGAATTTATATATATAGAATTATTTATGTATTTTTGCATTGTAAATATAAATCGCAATAAAATTTCTAATATGGTAAACATTGATGGCATACAGGTAGATATTACTACAAGCATAGATAGCCTATTAAATGAATGGGCAGTCTTTACTGTAGAATTTGAATTTGATAGTAGGCTCATAGTCTGTCATACTTTCAATCAATCAGTGCATAGAGGAGTAAAAAGTCTAATCAGACAAATTCTAAGCATAAACGCAAAGAGTATAGAGCTAAGACAAGCTTTATTAAACAGCAAATACATAACTGTTAATATAGAAAAGTATAATCTTACAGATGAGTCGGAAGTACTTGCTTACAAGTATGAACTGATAAAGGCGAATAGAACATATCTGCCTTATGGCTATAATACTCTTATAAAAGCTGGTAATGCTCTTGAACAGAATTATGCTAATATATTATTACAAGAGCTTATAAGCGAAATAGACAAAAATGCTACATACCCATCAAACAGTATTTATAACACTCATAAAAGAGGGCGACTTCCAAAGTCTGTATGCTGTTATGATAGAAATACAGGTTTGTTTATAAGCGAATACGCTTCTATAAAAGATGCTGCTGAAGAAACAGGTATTTGTGCAAGTAATATATCCATGTGCTGTAACGGCCATATAAAATCAGCAGGAAGATATGTATGGTCTTATATTTATCAACCCATAATTGATATAAGCCAAAGTAAAGATAGGCGCTTTAGAGAAGCGCAGATACCATCAGAAGAAGAGTTAATACAGAGACAATGTGATTTTATATCAAAGAACCAAAAATAAATAATATATGAAAACAGATAAAATAGCACAGAAATTAGCAGATATATTGCCAAACAGGCCAGTAGTTCCTGGAATGTCTAACCCAGATACATCCAAACTCGTAGAACAAGAAGCCACGCGCATCAAATCAAAACAAGATGCAAAGGAATTGGCTCGTATTAAGTATCTTGAAAAGCAAAAACTTAAAAATCTTCAAGCTAAACAAGAAAAACGCCAATCATTAGCAGAAGAACTCGGCGTAGAAGAAATACCAGATGGCCAAACTGAGTTTCAAGCTAAACGTATCGTAGAACAGCAAAAACGAGTTGAGGCTATTGAGGCACTTGAGGCCCAGACTGTAGAGCCACTTAAAGCAACTGAGTTAGCAGAACGCCATGACTCGGGCAAAGGCTCATATTCAGCTATACGCTCAGCACTTCAGTTACAAGGAGCATCAAGGCCTGAAATAACAAAACTTCTTACTAGCCTTAATATCAATTTAAGTGTTCAACTTACAAAGCAAGACACGGCTAATTTATTGGCTTGTTTATTAACATGCAATGAAGCGCAGTTGGCGGCTCTGTATAACAATAAAAAGATACCAATTGTTATCAAAACAGTTATAAAACGTTTACAAGAAGATGCAAAACTTGGCAATATAGAAACGGTTGAGAAGCTTTGGGACCGCGTGTTTGGAAAAGGCCAAATGCAACTTAATCTACCTGAACAGCAACAGCTCCAAACAGGTATTATCCCCAATGTGCCTGTGAGTCGTGAAGCGTACCTGATTATACGTGAAAACTTAATAAAGTAAAATATAGCAATGAAGTCACTTAAAGAAATGCAAGAAACAGCATTAGATGCCACAAAGCCCGGAACTGTAAATCCTGTAGAAATGTTACGTCTTGAGGCTCTTACGTCATTTGAAAAGTATACTAAACTAATGTTTAAATGTCAATATAAACGCTCATTTATAGTAGCAGAGCACCATAAGAAAATGTTCGAAGTATTACAAGATGTTGTAGATGGTAAAATTACCAGATTGATTATCAATATCGCTCCCAGGTACGGGAAAACTGAGCTTGTTATAAAATCATTTATCTCATGGGCCTTCGCCTTAAATCCGCGATGCCGATTTTTGCACTTGTCTTATTCAGATATACTCGTGAATGATAATTCAGATACTGTACGTAATATAATGAGTGAAGAATTATATAAAACACTCTTTCCTAATTCAGCTCTTGCATCCGAGAAAGGTTCGGCTAAGAGATGGAAAACTAAAGCAGGAGGAGAACTCTATGCAGTGTCAACTCAAGGCCAAGTAACTGGATTTGGTGCTGGAGCAGTAGATGAAGAAATAGATAAAATGGACGGAGGCAATGATATATTTGTTTTCGATGACCACACGAATGAAATGCTTAAAATGATAGATGCTAAAACCAATATATTTCAAGGCGCGATTGTAATCGATGATCCTCTGAAAGCCGACGATGCAGCATCCGACCTTATACGAGAGCGCATAAATCAGCGTTTCGAAAATACAATACGTAACCGTGTTAACTCGCGTAGAACGCCTATCATTATTATAATGCAAAGATTACATGAGCATGACCTCTGTGGCTATTTACAAGAGATAGAGCCAGATACATGGACTGTTTTATCACTTCCAGTTATACAAACAGACCCTGAGACAGGAGAAGAACATGCTCTTTGGCCAATGAAGCACAATCTTGAGGAGCTATATAAACTACGAGAGATTAACCCGGTAGTATTTGAGACGCAGTATATGCAAAATCCAATTCCTACTGAGGGCCTTATGTATCACGAGTTTAGAACATATCAAAATATAGAATTGCCATCAGGCTCTAAAGCTAATCAAAGATGGTGTTACGTTGATACAGCTGATACTGGCTCTGATTATTTATGTGCAATTTGCTTTATAAATACTCCAGAAATGCTATATGTAATTGATGTGCTATACACACAACTGCCCATGGAAAAAACTGAAGTAATGTTGGCTAAAATGCTCACAGAAAATAGTATAACAGAATGTCTGATAGAGTCCAATAATGGTGGTAGGCAGTTTGCTAGAAATGTAAAGCGTATTACAAGAGCTACTTTGCATAATTTCAAAACAGCCATATATACTTTTACACAGACAAAAAATAAAGCTGCTCGTATTTTTTCAAATTCAGCTCTTGTTAACTCAGATGTAGCGTTTCCAGAAAATTGGGATAAAAAATGGCGTGAATTCTATAATGCTATTACAACTTATCGTAAAGATAATAAGCGAAGGGCTGCTCATGATGATGCACCAGATGCATTAACTGGAGTAGTAGAAATGCATAGTAGAAAAGCTGGAAGGAAGAAAATATCATTGAGAAATTGAGTTAAAATTCATATTCTCGCATTATTCTCATAATTTCTAGGCTTCTAATTATATATGAATGATTAAATCATAAGCCTTGAATGAATATAATGCGAGAATATGAGATAAAAAATACCTCTATAAAAAATGTTAAAAGCGGTACAACTTACAGTATAATTTAGTATATTCGCATTGTGGAGAAGTCAATTCAAAACAAAGTACAGGTAATTCGATGCAAGTTAAGGGTAGCTGCTCGATAGTATTAACAATAAAAATCATAAATAATATGGGATTAAATTGTGGATGCCCTATTGGAGCACATATTGCTGACCTTACAATTGAAGAATGTAAGGAAAGTATGGGGCAAATTCAGAAAGTTGCATTTCAGCGTGTTTATAAAACGCCTGGAACGTTGAATGCTGTCACTGACCCGACTAAGAAAGCATCGTTTTCTACTTTGTTTGCTGCGGCCGATGGTTCTAAGATGACAGTTTCACCATACATTCAAGGACCTACTACTGAGCCTGGTGCAGCTCGTACCTTTGGCTCAGGTAATCAGGTATTAGGAGGTATTCCTATTACAATCGGTCGTGAAGCTACTTCTTTTACAGGAACTATTTATCAGGAAAATCAAAAAGTTATTGCACAGATGAAGCAGTATCAATGCGAAACCATCGGTGTGTGGCTTATTGATGAGAATGGTAACATTGGCTGTTTGGTAGATGATATGGATAAACCTACTAAGTACATGCCTATTCCTATCTACAGTTTCTTTGTAGGAGATAAGTCACTTGGCGGATATGAAGAGCCTGATAGCAATGCTATTAGTTGGTCTTTCGTTCCTAATTGGAGTGATAAATTCTACATTATCAAGCGTGAAACTTTGGACTTTAACCCGTTGGCTGATTGGGTTAATTCTGCATCTGCTTCTGCTTAGAAAGGAGACTTCAGCTCCGATTTTAACTCTGATTTCGCTATAGGCAACGCTGTAGTTAGCGATATATTAAAAGTTGTTGGTGGAACTAAGTTTGAAAACTATAAAAATAGTGGCA